CCAATGTTGTGAGCATTGATCAAAAGATCTCGATCTCCAACTGCAAACGCTTTAACGTAGGTAACTGAGTGGAGGTCTTGCAAAATAAGACAGTGTTTTGCAAGGCGAAGAGTTTCATCAACAACTGAGGTGTCGAAAGATTGGGCGTGTTTCACTTGGAATACATTGTGAGACATTTCCAACTTTCGAAGCCGTTGGCGGTTGATGTTGCCGGCGTCGTAGGATACGACTCCTTGAGCACGAGTGACGTGCGGTTTTTGAAAGAACCATTCAAGGAGCATCATTGCTGATATGAACGTACCCACAACACAGACGACAGTGAAGAAACTAATCATCAGTTGTTTGGCACACCAAATAAGGTAGTGTTTTGCATAGGATACAAAGCTGGAACGAGCGAAAGAAAACGCTGTTTCACGCAATGATTCCCACGCGCGCACATACCATTTCGGCTTTTCATCGGGGGGAGGAATCTCCTCGACTTGGTCGCACATAGCTTTTAAGTGATCGCTGTGTAGACCTAGGTTGTACCACTGTTTTGCGCAAATTCTTGCACAACGAGGTGATACTTTCTCGTTCCAAATAGGGAGTGGATTTTTCGAAAGGAAGGCGGTTTCCGTTTTGTTTTGTATAGCAAGCAGAAGTTCATGAACGAACTTTTCTGCATTGGTGGGGACAACAGTAGGGAGGCCGTCAACGACGACAGGTATACGGTGGCTTGTAAGGGCAGCCATACACGCTAACGATTCAGTAGAACTACATGAGTAAGCTTGGGCAGAATTCATAGGAATTCCGAGCTCATTCATGTGGGCTTCAAAATCGATGTCGTTGGCAACAGTTTGTCTGCTACGTGCGAGATATAAAAAGATCATATCATCGAGCACGCTGATCGCAGTTAAACCGTTTTCACGCCATTCGAAATTTTCATTGAGCTGGTATTTGGTCCAGTCAATAGCACCTGATTTGGTGAGTGGGCGGGTGTCATTTCCGCTCGCATCCTTCTTCCAACCTTGAATTTGCAGCTTTGCAGTGGGGTATTGGTAGAAATCGGGATGAGGGCAGAGATAACGTGTGAAGGCGAGGCGTCGATGGATAGCTTCCATGTGTCTAAGGAACTCTTTCCAACCAGAAGTGGGAACATTGGTTGTGAAGAAATAGAACTTGGTTGCATCATAAACGCATCCCTTCATCTCAGCTTTGGACATGTTCATGGGGCGAGCAGCAACATTAACCATAGCTAATACCTTCTCGGCTTGGGCTTTGACAGTCTGGGAATCGTTGGAACAGAAGAGTTCATCAACAAGAGTAAATGGTTGATCGGAATAACCATCATCATACTCTGTCGAAATGTTCTGTTGGAACAATTGGTGACTATCTAGCTTCAGCCGGTGAGCGATATATTGTGTGGCGAACTTCACGAACGTGGTTTTACCCAGTCCTGAAGCTCCAACCATACAGAGCGCGACAGGTTCGACGCGATTCTGCGCGTTAGAACTACCTGAGGTAGCAGTTCCAACGAGGGACGAGGCTTTTGAGAACAAACCATTGAAATCTTTGACAGCTGTCTCGCCGTGTTCGAGTGTTGCCACAAGAACAGCGACAGACTTCATTCTGGCGTAGAACTTCGAATACGAATCACATTGGGCGTGAGTTCGCATGGGATCTGACATAGCAGCAAGATGATCGGGGAATTCCTTTCGGATATCATCAATTTGCTTGTAGATCTCATAGGTTCGTTTGTTAATTAATGGATAGCCAACAGTTTGCACTGCAATCCAATTGATCGTGAACTGAATCACGGAAAGAATATTAACAATTACTTCTTTCAGATTTCGTGTAGCGGCACACGAAGCGTTGAATAAATCCAACGACTTTTTGAGAGGACCTTGGCTGGACGCAAATCCAGTCACAACTGAGATGGCCGAAGCAATGCCGGAGCAAAGCTTTTCCATCATTCCAGTTAACGAGAGCGCTTGCGCACTCTTTGACATTGGGAGTGGGAAGTGCATATTCTTCTTCGAAAGGAGTTCAGCATGAATGTAAGCAAGGGGCTTATTCACAGTGAAACCAGTCTCAGGTTGGGCACTTTCCAATGTTGTTCGTAAAGTAGCGACTCTTTGATTCATCCTATCCAGGGTGATCTTAGGGTCAAACTTCACGAATCTCGCGATCTCTTCAACAAGAGCATCGAGTTCTGCAGGTCTATAATAGACGTCAACGGTTTTATCCAAGACGTTATCAAGATTAACTGCAAACTTATTCAATTCATCACATCGCAGATCATAAGACTTCACAGCCTCATATCTGAGTTTCATTTCCTTGCATTGATCATACATTGCTTCTTCATCTCCAACAACCATAAAGTGAGGGTACACTTTAATGGAACAATCTACGGTAGGGGGCACCATAGATGTTAAGTTGGATTCAGAAAGAGCAATGATATTATCCATGTAGTAGGATGCAATCTTCAAGTAGTTCTCACGAAGAGAATAACAATCAGAAAGCAACTCAGGAGGAACATCAGAATGCATCACAGCATGATCAAATTGATCCAAGTCAAAGTTGTCGACAACAGTGTTACCATCTAGCATAAGAGCGGGGTTCTGCTCATTACGCTTATAGTACACACGTTGTCCGTCAACAATTGACATTGTTTCAGTGGAATCATTATCAGAAAAGGGTGAGGAAAACATCTCTTCTGGTTCTAATTCCTTCTTCTTCTTTTCAGTCAGCGGGGCTAACATCTTTTTCAAAGAATCAATCATTTCACGAGAAGTGCTTGCGCACGACTCATAAATCTTGTGTGCATAGGTCGCTATGAGGGTAGCGATCTTGCGGAGTGTGTCATTCTGATCTAATTCAGCAATGACAGTGATCTGGGCGGCGAGGATGGCTCTGGTAGGCCAATTCTCGCAAGTAAACATGGACAAGACGGATAACAGGATCGTTACCATCTTGCGGCCATGAGTACCGAGTTTATCTGTCATAGTCTTGGTCAGATTTGACAGAATATCTACAGGAAGGCCTTGAGCCTTCTTTAGATCTGGTTCGGGAACAGCTGCGGAAGCAGGAAGGGGTTTTCCAGCACACTCTGCGTTGTGAGCGCGATGTGCCTGGAGTCTCTTCTTCTCAGCCTTTGAAGGGCCAAGACGAGAGTCTTTTGCTTCCTTAGTTTGTACCTTCTTGCGAATCTCTTCACGAGCATTCGCATAAGCGGAGGTAGAACTAACGCGGGATTTACGATCCGTTGAACGTGGGGGAGGCGTAAAACGGTTCGTATTCGGGGGGGGGAGAGGGAACTCCTCCTCCTCAACTTCCATGTGGTTGACAATCGGGTCGTATTTCACTATCGGTGCTTGGGAGGGTTGAGCAGCAGGGACAGTGGTAACAGTGACTTTCATGGTCTTCGCAGATTTGAGTTGCTTGCGACGTTCAATGGTGGCATCACGATTCGCTTTGGAGCGTTGAGGGTGACGTGGTTTCATTGAACGAACTTTTTCACAAATTGCATCAAAGAAAGCCTGATCAGACAGGTTTCTAGACGACAATTGCTTGAAAGTTGCGTGGGCAACCGCATATCTGGAACGATTCATGGAGCATTCGGGGGAGGCGGTGAGACGAGAAAAGATCGGATGTCCTTCTGCTTTTGAGGCAGGGAAGTGGGCATCTTTTCCGTATCGTAAGACCATCCATTCAGCAAACGAATACTGTGGGAACAGATTCGCTTTCGCGAGCAATGTTTCCGCAGGAGTGCGGAGAACATGACGTTCAATGGAGTGTTGTTCATTAGACATACCTATTTCGGACAGGTTAGTCTTTTGAACATTCCATTTGCGTGAAAGTTCGTGGGTCTTGGGACCAGCGCGCGACTTCGAGATTAATCTCAAAGTTTGGACTTTTGACCCATCGACAGAAGTAAATTCTGAAGGGGTCTCATCCTTTTTGCCTCGTGTCTTGAACACGAGCGCAGTCTTCCTGGAGACAGGAAGAGGTGTGGGCGAAACTATCTCGTGAGAGACAGTTCCATTGGAGCTTGAGGCCTCCAATGGAGATTCGCTAACAGCCTTGACAGGCTGTCCACGAGGAGCAACAGGAGTTGCTCCAGAGGACTTCTTCAAGAGCGAAGAGTCCTTGGGACGGGGTGCAAGGCGTTCCTTGCGGGGCTGGTTGGATCTTTTACCGGATCCAGACGGCATCGCGCGAGGCGAGCTGTTATGTGGGTTAAAACAAACCTAGCGCACACATATGCGAAAGGCAGTTCCAGTGATCGACAGTTAGGGTAGACATTCTCCTTGCTAAAGGGAGAGAACTAAGATACATACTCATAGGTATATGCATCAATTTGATATGGCCAGTCGGCGGCCAGGAATAAATTCCATTGCGTCTTTGAAACGCAGCATGCTCAGGAGTGAGCGAGAGCGGGGGGGGGTTTACCACATTGTAGTGTGGAGGTGGGGGGGGTGATAGTTTGCGCGTCGAAAATCGACGCGTTCGCTTCTTACTAGGTAAACTATCAAAAACTTGACGGTGGGGTCAGTCAGAGACTTTAAAGTGGGAGCGTTGTAAAGATATCTATATATCTAAACATATTTGAAAACTTAAAACATGTCGTCGCGCATGACGACACAAGAAAAGGCGTAATCAAATTTTACATAAGAGAAGCAAAACATACCTACAGTACAACTGCAAATATATTCTGAATTCTAATATGATAGACGGCATTCAACACCAAAAATCACGATTCAATAGTACGTACAACGTACTAC